CCCTCGCGGATGGAAGTGAAGCGCCTGTCGAACGGTCGCCTCCGCTACTACTACACCGAGCCATCCACGCCCGAGCATCCGACCACGAAGCCCACCGAGTACAGCCAGGATCAGATTTTTTCGCTGCGGTGGCTCAGTTCGGACGGCGTGACGGGGTTCGTCCCAACGACGATCTCCCGCGAGGCGATCGGCCTCGCCAGGGCATCGGAAAAGCACTCGTCGTCGTTCTTCGGTAACGGCGCCCAGGCCGGCACCTACATCGAGACGGATCAGCCGCACAAGCCGGACGCGCTGCTTCGCTTCAAGCAGCAATGGGACGACGCCCACCAGGGCCCCGACAAGGCGTTCAAGACGGTGGTGATGCCCTACGGCTTCCACAAGAAGAGCGATCCGGTCGACAATCAGTCCGCGGAACTCATCGCCACTCGGCGATTCCAGATCGAGGACGTGGCCCGCGTCTACCGCGTGCCCCCGCACCTCATCGGCGACTTCTCAAACGTCCGATTCTCGACCGCGGAGCAGTCCGCAATCGACTTCGTGACCTTCTCGCTCATCCCGTGGTGCCGGCGGTGGGAGGCGGCCTGCCGCCGCGACCTGATCGTCGACGACACGAACTACTTCGTCGGCTTCGACACCAACGCGCTCCTCGCCGGCGACTACCAGGCGCGGGCCCAGTTCCTTCGCGAGGCGTTCAACAACGGAGCCATCGACGTCGATGAGTACCGCGCGGAGATCGGGTACAACCCGCTGCCCGGCGACCTCGGCAAGAAGAGGTTCGTTCAGGTCAATATGCAGTTGCTTGAAGCCTTCACCGTCGGGAACCCGACCGGCCAAAAGCCCGGCCAGGATCAAGGCCAGAAGGCGACTCCGGCACCGGAAAATCAGCCGCCAGGGAGCGGCCAGGGAAGCGGTCAGGACGACGAGCCGCGCAGCCACGAGACGAACGAGGTCGTGTTCCGCACCAACTTGCGACGCCTCGCGGCCATCGAAGCCGACGGAGTCATCGAGCGCCGCAACAAGCCGGACAAACTCGCCGCATGGTTCGACACCGTGCAGGCCCGAATGCGAGCCGAACTCCGCGATGTCGCATTGGCGACTGGCCGAGACATTGACGACTTCGTGGTATCGTGGATAGCACGCTCGAAGGGCATCCTCCTGGGGTGCCATCGTAGCGGTAAGAAGTACGAAACCGTCATGGAGACGTGGTGCGAGAGGCACTTCGACGACGATGCCGAATGAACTCATGGCGCCTTCGGTCGCGATCGGCGGCGTCGTGGCGTCGCTGCAACTCGGGGTGCGCCTGCACCTCCTGGCGATCGAGAACTATCAGGCCCAGGCGGCGCATTTCGATCGCTGGGGGTATCCGAAACTCGCCAAGAAGTACAAGGGCGACGTCAAAGAAGAGCGAGGTCACCTTCGGGCGCTCATGGAGAGGCTGGAGTTCTACGACGTTCAGCCCACATACGACCACGATCAACCGTCATGGCCGCGGCACGACTTCGAGGGCATCCTCGCGGCCAACTACGACCTTGAATCGACCGCCGCCGCGGCCGAGCGGGCGGCGATCAGGGCGTGCCGAGACGTCGGAGATGAGCGCTCTGCGTTCATTTTCACGTCGAACTTGGAGGGCTCGGAGGCCGCGGTCGCGGAAATCGAGGCCATCCAGAAGGTTTTGGAGCAGATCGGCGTCGACAACTACCTCGCGAATCAGGTGTGACCATGAAGAACGGTGAGATCGAGCGCCGGACGCTCTCGGCTGACGTTTCCGAGGCCGAAATCGAGTTCCGCGGAGCCGAAAACGGCGAAAAAAGGCCGGTAATTACGGGCTACGCGAGCGTTTTCGGCCTTGAATCGAGGAATCTCGGCGGTTTCGTCGAGACGGTGCATCCGCGGGCTTTTGACGACGTCCTGGCGGCCGGGCCGGACGTCCTCGGCCTCTTCAACCACGACAAGAACAAGTTGCTCGCGAGGACGGGCAACGGATCGCTCAAGTTGAGCGTCGATTCGCGGGGCCTGCGCTACGAAATGTCGCTCCCGGCGACTCGCGACGCCGAAGATGTCGCCACGATGGTGAAGGAGCGACTCGTGACGGGCTCGTCCTTCGCTTTCGCGGTACGCCGCAACGGCGGCGACTCGTGGACGACCGACGAGCGGGGCATGAAGCATCGCGAGATTCGCTCAGTCGCCTTACTCGAAGACGTCGGCCCCGTCGTTCGGCCCGCCTACGACGATTCGAGCGTCGTGGTGAGCCGCCGGGCGATCGAAATGGCCCTCGGCGAGTCCTACCGCCCCAACCAGACCATGTCGAACGCGGCCCGCCGCGGTCTTCGAGTCGCCGAGAAGCGCGACGACATCGACCAGCGACTGCTCGTGATCTCCGAGCGGGTCGCGAACCGCGAGATCATCTCGGTCGAGGAGGTTTCGTACCTGGGCGAAATCCAGGCTCGATGCCTCGCGGCGAAGGCTGCGAACTGGAACGGCACCACCCCGCACGTCGAATGGCTCATGGCGGGTGGCGATTCGGGGCAGAAGTGGGTTGAGCGACGTAACGGAACCGATGCCCAAATCGAAACGGGCAGCGGTTCCGTAACACCCCCAGCCGACCCGGGCGACGACTGCGAGGCCCGCGACGGCGAGGTGAGCCTGAAGCCGACGGCTGGGATGGCCGCGGCCTGCCGGCGGGGCCTGAAACTCTACGAAGACGGCCGCGGCGGCGATGGGCTCGTTCCGGCGACGATTTCGTGGGCGCGGAAGATCGCCGCCCGCGAAAACCTGACCGAAGAGAAGGTCATCAAGATGCGAGCGTGGCACGCGCGCCACAAGGTCGACAAGAAGCCCGGCTGGGACAAGGCAGGCGAGGAATCTCCCGGCTTCGTGGCGTTCCTGCTCTGGGCTGGCGACGCCGGCCGGCGGTGGAGCGAGTCCAAGGTAGCCCAGATGGCGCCGGAGAAGCGAGAGATGGAGGGCGCCGAGGACGACTCCAAGTATGGCACGCTCTCGCCGGCGAATCTCGCCTACGCGGAGTCGCTCGAAGGCATTGTCGACGAGTTTGGCCCTTGGCCGCAGGGCGGCCCGGCCGGCGCCCACTACATCGAAGTCAGCCCCTTCGCCGAGCGCGGCATGAAGTGCAGCAACTGCATCTTCTTCGAGGCCGGTGCGTGCGAGGTGGTGCAGGGAAGCATCTCCGAGAATGGAATCTGCCGTCTCTGGGTTATCCCCGAGGAAAAGATGACCGAAGAATCGAAGCGATCGGAGTCCGCGGTGGCCGAAGACACGACCGCCGGCAGCACTGAATCGCAGCCGCAGAACGATGCTGAACCGCAGACTCCGCCGAGCGACCCGGTCGCCGACGAAACGCTCGCCGCCAACATCAAGTTGGCGGAACTGAACGCAGCCCTGCTCCGCACTCGTTTGCAGAGCAGCAGCACGGCGCAGTAGTCTACAAGTAGAGACACAGTGCTACGCGATGGATATCGCGTAGGGCAGTGCGAGCGACGTGAGGATTCACGACGCGGCGCGCTTGCGGGAACCACACACCCGCCGGCCGCCGCACCTTCGCGTTTGGCCGGCTTCAACAGGAGCAAGGCCAACATGGCGTCGAATCTCAAGCGTCTTCAGGAACGTGCGGCTGGCATCTCGGCTCGCATGGCCGAACTCTTCGCGGTCGAGGATCGCAGCGCCGACCAGACCAAGGAACTCCTCTCGCTGTCGGCCCAGGCCGATCAGGTGAAGACCGACCTCGAATTCGAGGAGCGGATTTCCGCGAAGGAGGCCGAACTGCGGGCCGTGGTCGAGAAGGCCGCCCCCGCGTCGAAGGTCGCCGCGCCCGCCGCCGGCGAGACTGCCGGCGAGCCCGCCCCGAAGAAGATCGAGATTCGCGGCGTCGTCCCGCATCACACCCAACTGACCGCGTTCAACGATGGCCCCGAGGCCGTCGAGAGCGCCTACCGCTGCGGCCGGTGGCTGCGGGCGGCGGTGTTCAAGAACGCCGACGACATCCGGTGGTGCAAGGATCACGGCGTCGAACAGCGTGCCCTCAACGAGGGCAGCAACGCGGCCGGCGGCGTCCTCGTCCCCGAGGAGTTCGCGGCACGGGTCATTCGTCTCGTCGAGAACTACGGCACCTTCGCCGCGTCGAGCGTCGAGAAGGTGACCATGAGCCGCGACACGATGATCATCCCGAAGCGTGTCACGGGCACCACGGCCTACTTCGTCGGTGAAGGCACGGCCGTCTCCGAGAGTGAGCCGACCTACGCGAACGTCCAGTTGGTCGCCAAGAAGTTGGCGGTCGGCACCCGGATGTCGACGGAGGTCGTCGAGGACGCCCTCATCTCGTTGGCCGACGCCGTCGCGACCGAGTTCGCGACCTCGCTGGCCTACAAGATCGACCTCTGCGGCTGGAACGGCGACGGCACTCAGCAGTACGGCGGCATCCAGGGCCTCGTCAGCAAGATCAACGGCAGCGGCACGACCGCCAGCGTGGTCACGTCGGGCACTGGCCGCACCGGGTTCGAGACGCTCACCGTCAACGACTTCGTCAACGTGATCGGCAAGTTGCCGCTGTATGCCCGCTCGGGCGCCCAGTGGTACATCTCGCCGACGGGCTTCGCCTCCTCGATGGCCCGCCTCCGCTACGCGGCCGGCGGCAACACCGCCGAATCCCTCGGCGGTGCCACCAACGAGACGTTCCTCGGATTCCCGGTGAACCTCGTCCACGTCATGGATTCGACCCTCGGGGCCGACACCGGCAAGGTCAAGGTTCTGTTCGGCAACCTTGGCCTGTCCTCGATCTACGCCCGTCGCCGGGACTTCTCTGTGCGGATGTACGACCAAGTCTACGCCACGACCGATCAGTTGCTCCTCCAGGGCACGATGCGGTTCGACATCGTCCACCACAGCCTCGGTGACACCAGCACCTCGGGCCCCGTGGTCGCTCTCAAGACCGCCGCGTCCTGAACCTAAAACTTCCAAGGAGTACCTAGAGCCATGATTCTCTCGCAGATGCACAAGATCGTTGCCTCGCTGCCTTCGGCGGCTGCAACGTCGGTTTCGACGCTCGTCGTCGACACGCAGACCTACGACTACGCCTCGTTCACCGTCCTTCGGGCGTCGAATGCGGCTACCACGTTCGCCAGCGTGCTGAAGATCGAGGAGTCGGACGACAACTCGTCCTACTCGAACGTCACCGGCTTCGTCGGCGGCACCGACTTCACGATCCCGGCTGT